CCTTGGTCTTTTGCCTCTTCTCGTAGGTCGTGTAGAGTTGACAAATGATTCTCTAGAGAAACTGCGTCCCTCTCTGAGGCTGCGATTTCCAAGTCGATGAGGTAGTTTCGTACAACTGGGTTATGATTTAGTAGAACACTTCCCTGTGTCTTAGCACCTTTCCTGTCCTTTGTATACCCTGCTTTAATCGCTGCTTCTGTAGCTGTTTGACCTTTCAAATACTCTTTACAAAATAGTTTTTGTTTTGAGTTGAGCGGTTGCCATATCTTACCCTTGTCATCAACATAGGCTTTACCATCTTCTGTCGGAACTAATGATGTATATGTTAGCTGTTTCATTGTGTCTCCTAGACTTAACAAATGATATTACAATAATATTATATATTTATCATATTATAAACTTTTTCTCATGCCCTCTAGGTATCTTACCACTCATTTGTAATAGACTAATAGAAATCTATTACTTTTGCTATTACTAACAATCCTCTAACCAAGAGCCTTGTAGCTTGATTCTATTAGTATATTAGTGATATTAGCCAATGTAGAGAACTTTTTTCAAAAACTTTTTTATTTTACAGAATAACAATACACATAGAATAATAGGGCAATAAAAAACCCCGCACGAAGCGAGGTCAAAGAACCCTTCATTTATAAGGAGCATTTATGGAGAAGAATTCTTTATTTGTTTTTCTTTATTGATTGCGTCATAAATACAACTAAGTTCATAATCTCGTTTAGCTTTGAGCTTATCTATTTTAGTTTCAAACTTCTCGTAGACCGAGTCGTATAGTTTATTTAATCGTAGCAGTTCTTCACTCATAAATCACCACCATGTTTGCATAACGGCACGACGCTCTGAAGCAACACGGAGCAACCTTTCGAGGTCACATATCTCCTTCCATGTATACTCGTTTTCGTAATATGACGTAGTCGTTTTATAAACTACATCATCATCGTTGAGCACTGTCCCATCACCCTCGGCATCTAATAACAAATCAGTCATCAAATCACCTAGAGCATGAGCCTGTTCTTTTAGTTCATCGGTCAGCACAACGTAGTCATCTTCTTCTTGTTTATGCCAAATACCTCCGTCGTGTTGCATAAGTTCATCTATCAAAGGTTCGTAGACCTTGCCCCTAAAAGAGCCGTCGCTACCACCACCGCTCAACATACCTCCACACAAGTTGATATCTTTCAAACGTTCGTCATCTTCGTGAGTAAATGATTTATCACGGTCGTTCGCGTGTACTATATAACAATCAAGACCCATCATTCACCACCTTCGACTTCATCCAGTCGGTCACAATAGACATAGCCTCGCGTCTCGGAACATCAAAATGTTTTGTAAGTTCTGCGGGTGCTCCATACATATTCACACTACCTAGTTCTTGCATAGTGTCCAGTATTTCGAAATAATATTCGCGGTCATTAGTTAGTTGTTCTCTAGCCATATTACCCCTCCATCGTTGCGATACGTGCGGGTATCACAACCGTCATATTACAATTATCACAACACCTACCGTCGTGCACTGGTAAAGCATTGTTGCCACCTTCCCACACAACCTGACCGCTGTCATTTCTCAGCGGCTCAATATGACCGTCGCAAATACAACACTTGCGGTCATCTAATTTCGTCACATTATTCATAGTTGCAACCCCCTGCTGTCCGCTACTCGTAGTAGCATAGATTTGTAAAACTCAATACCAGACGTTGGTCGTCTGCCTTCGTTAAGTTGGTTAAGCTGAGACTTCAGCTGTTCGTCAGTCCACTCATCCATATTACATGGTAAAGTATTCTTGACACGTTCATAAAAATCATCTTTCATAAATTTCTCCTTTCTTATTTATTACTAAGTATATTATAGCTAAGAACAAGCTGACTATATACCAGCATACTTACCGCCCAATAGTCTTAGTATCATTAATAGTTATATATTGATACGCACCTTTATTGTAAGCAGGTGCACTTTGCTTTTTGCGAATCTCCGCTAACTTGTTGGCTGCGGCTTCTCCACATACCAAACAAGTCACATAACCTAAGGACAATCTGCCCTCAGGTATTGGTTCGTGACATAAATTACACTTAGAAGTTAGCATTTTCAAAATACTTATCTATAGTGAGATGTTGATAGTCGAACTCGTCAGGTTCTTCTCTGTTATCGAGTTTTTCAGCATTTTTTATAATATGCTGAATATTGTCAAAAGTGCTCCAGTCGGGCTTTAACGTATCGATTCTATTTTGGTCGAGCATAATAGCTAGTGGTGTAAAGGTATCCCCCTCGACAGCATCACCTGTTGTCAGACCTAAAATTAATGCGGGACTGCCGTTATCGTAAGCAGTCGCTAAGACCAACCCGTCAGGGTATTTCTTAATCATTTGCATTTTTTCGTATACTTTTTGAAGTGTAGGTTTACTCATATATTTCTCCTTTCTAATAGTTTGATTAACGTACCTTTATATTATATAAAAGAGCAACGCCAATGTACCCTAGCTATCGAAGTCGCCATCCTTTTTGAACAAGCCATTTTCGAGTTTACCACTACGGTCTTTTATTTCGTCCCATGCGGCGTCCATACACTCTTCTAGAGTCATATTACATTGTGCTGCTAATACTATCAAACATACTACGCAGTCCCCAATACCATCACGGAGTTCATCCATATCGTCGTAAAGTAGAGCTCTAGCAGTTTCGCCTACTTCTTCTAAAAATTTTATCATTTGTTTATCAGGTAATGGTAGAGGACCGTTCTCATCTATAAGTCCGCGTTGTTCTGCCCATTCCTCAACCCTGCTGATAGAACCCCAACGTCCTCCAGCACCTCGTCTAAATGGTAGTTTAGACGTTGCTCGTCCGTGACTTATATGGTTTTGTTGATACCAGATAGTTTTTTCTGTTGCCATGTTTTTTCTCCTTTGACTTCTTTTATTTCAGCCATATAGTTATGTTTTTCAACTTTTTGTTTTATTTCATCTCCCGTTGGAAACGTATCAAATTCTAATACTATGGTCACTTTGTAAATAGACGACATATCCAACCTCCTAGTTTGCGTAAATCGGCGTCTAAGCCCTCTAACATCAAACCTATCTCTTTAAATTCTTTTTTCATAAAGTTCCCCTAAATAAATAAAGTAATGCTTGTAATCGCCATTCTGATAAATGACGTAAATGCGGCGGTATTTTATTTCTATCTATATCACCCATCATTTTCCTCCTTTAATTTTTTAAGTTCATCGTACCAATGGTTCTCTATCTGAGCGTGTATAGTTTCCCAACTTATCCCATAATTAGCATCATGGTTATCTTGCATACTATATAAAACTTCCATACAATCATCTTCTGTATATTTTAGTTGCGGAAACCATTCATCTAGTTGGTCTTTGACATCTTCTATTGACCATATAATCGCAATAGAGTTTTCGCTGTTGAAACCGTTGCCGTAGTAATATTTATTCGCCATCTTCCATCTCCCTATCTTTTTTAACTTCTATCATGTGATTAATTATCTCAATTAATAATTTATCAAAATCATCTACGTGGTATTTGTCTAGTAGTTCTTCAATCATGTTCATTAGTTTGCCTCCTGTAATGGTGCACCCCACTCATCGTGAGGCTCTGCAGGTGCTTGGTCTTCAAAATACTGATTACGCCACGCTTCAAAAAAGTATTCTACATTGCCACGGGTGATGTAATGATAGGGCTCGTAAACTCGGTGATAGTCATATAAAACTTCGACAACCCAGTCGTACGCATCTAATATAACATCATCACTTATCTGATGACCCCACTTATCGACAGTTATATCTATAATATGAGGTAATGTTTGCTGTTTAATCTCTCTTAAAGTCAGCATTGAAAACCTCCTTAGTTGGTATTAACGTAGAATTTTCAGCCATAAGAACTTTAGTTTCTAGTTCTTTGATACGTTTAGCAAGATACTCGTTAGCTTCTAACTGTCCTTGCATAAACTCCTGAACACTACGCTGTGTTTGGACAATATTGTCAATAGACTCAACTATCTTCAATAGGTTTTCTTCTAGGTTTTTCATATATTTCTCCTTTCTTAGTTATGAAATTTGTAAAAGCGAGGGAACACTGTGCATCGCAGGAGCGACCTGCGTTGACTATTTGATTACACACGCTAGTCAAGTTTGTTCTGGTGTAACCCTCTTTTCCACGTGGAAATAGGTGTGTGGCTATTGCGTGATGGTTTCTAGCACTTATTCGCATTTTATCTCAGACCGACCTCTACGCGAACGCAGTCAGGATTTACAGAGCTCATTTGTAGCCACACGTGAGAGTCTAGTAGTTTAACGTCACTTCTCGGGATAACTCTCTCGCACCCGATGGCTGACTTGGTGCCTGATAAAGATAAACTATAAAAACCTTTATCGGGACTTGTGAAATTGTTCTTGTATAGTTTTAACATAAGTAAATTATATAATACAGCATACGATTATAAACCAGTCTTATAATACACGATTAATGGAGCCCCTTGTTAGAGCCAATTTCGTGATAACCCTCGTGATGAGGGTCATACCAAGATAATGTAGGTTTAATTAATCCTGCTGTCTCAGGTTTGTATTTATGCCAATAATCTAAATATTTTCTAGATATATCGGACAATAGTTCGTTACGAGGTCTGTTATCGTGAGAAAACTCTTCTTCGAACTCCGCTAAATTGGGGCGTTTACCCTCGTCTACCGCAGCATCAATAAAGGTAATCATTTCGATATCTTTATCTGTTAAAGTATTGAAAAAATCAACTAGTCTTGATGTTTCCGCCATTAGTTCTTTAATTTTCATCAGTACATCAACCTCTTAATATTAGTAGCTTCGCCTGCATCACGTAATTTATATACGTTCCAGCCTTTCCACTTTTCGTTTTGTTTTTCGACTTCGGCTTGTGCAGACTCAAACTTGCTATGAGATGTGTGTAACATCCAGTTCTCGCTATGTGGTGTATCAACATTTTGGTATAAAACTCTATACCTCAAGACTTGCTCGTCGTGGTATAGATTACCATCAGAGCCTCGATACATGCCGTCTTCAATTTTTGTATAATTCATAACATTTCTCCTTTCTTTAATAGTTATACCTATAGTTTATATACCATAAAGGGCAAAGTAAACTACTAAAAGAAACCACGCAAAAGCGAGAATTATTTTATCTCGGTCATTCACTTTCATACTCCCATGTTTTTACCTTAGTTATTTCTAAATTGTGTTTATAAACATTCCATCTATCCCACATAATAACTTCAGCATGTTCTTGGTTTTCACAATAATCATCTTCAGAATCTATCTGAACAGTTGTGCTTACTGTTATTTCCCATACTTTATTTTTACTCATCGTTGTCCCCCATCATCTGCTCGATAGCATCATAAACGCCGTTTATAAAGTCTGTTTCTAATGAATAGTGAAACGATGTATCGGCTGTCACGTGCGGATATATCGCTTTAGCTAGGGTAGTCACGTTTGTTGTAAAAGTCGTGCCGTCTTTTTTCTGTATTTCTATTTGCATAGTTTTCTCCTAAAAATAAGGTGCACAAGTTTCCCTATGCACCTAGTAGATTACGCTTTCGCGAAGTAACCTTCGTCAACAAGTCTTTTTGCATAAAACCTGAAGATTCTAAGCGGGTCTTGACCTGTAGTCAAAGTACCTTTTTTCACAGCTAACGCGACTAAGTCTTGTGCAGTGAAACTAGCTATATCAAGCTCAGTTTTCTTACACTCAACACAAGTAGCAATCAACGCATTCATTTGCGGAGTCTTGCCTTCTGGTGCTTTACCAGTGTACTTGTATAACGTTCTCGCTGAGCCTTTACCACTTTTCATAGGTTTAGGAACAGCATTCACTTTAGCTTTGCTAAGTGGCTTTGCAGCTGCTGCTTTCACAGTAGTTGCTATTGGTGCTCTCTTTTTAGAGGGCGTAGATGTTGCAGTTTGCATATCTTTCTCCTTTCTTTTAGTTAATAAACTCTACCTTGCGGTAGAACCAGTTTCTAGTATGCCTTCGAATAACGCGAAAGTAAACCAGTATAGGATAAGCGTCAATGTAGCTTACCATCAGAAAAACTAACTAGGTCATTTTCCTCTAGATAATTTTTCCAAAACATTAATATTAATGATGGGTCATCTACACCCACCAACTCCTGACAACCTTGGGCTATCATGGTATCGGAGATTAATCGAGCCAGTTCATCGTTGCCTGACTCGAATAACCTTTCCCAAACCATACCTAAGACATCAGCGTCTATTTTGTATTGTTTAGGGTTTTCCATTAAGCAGCCCTCTGTATAGCAAGTTCTAAAGCTTTGCTCTTACGATTGGCTGCGGCACCGAACCATGCACTATGTAGAGCATTGCCTTCAGTTTGCGACTCACGTAAATGGTCTTCTACGTAGGTGACAGCATTCAATGCACCCCACCACGTACCTCTAGCAGACTTCAGGTTTGCACCTGGACTCTCTTCTAAAGCTTCCATTACTAATGAAGGAAACTTGTTCAGCCTATCCTTCAAGGGTTCTTGTATACCTACGGCTTTGCCTTGGGCTCGTAGTTGTTCTTCTAGCCTATACTCAGCAAGCATCGTTGGCTGGTATATTTCACTAACATAATCAAGAACATCTGAATGCTTAGCTTTCGCTTTAGACAAGATAGTAGAGTTGTTTCTAAACTCAGTCATAGCCGATGCAGATAAACCTAATGCTTCTTCTGCAGCTTGTATAACGTCGTCGCCGAACTCTTTTACGTGTGGCATACGGAATGAAGCCGTTCCACCATGCTGTAATGCCATCGTAAGAGTGTTATTACATACAACTCTTATAGGCGTTAGCTTTATGGTCATCGACCTACCAACTATATGCGGTTGATTAATAAGAAGATAACCTTTTATAAGGTCGTCTCCCGCCAGTTCGAAGTCTTCTGAGATTTTAGCTAAACCCCATATTTCTCCGCCATCTTTTAAACTACCTGCGGTTTCCATGGTCATATGACCTGCTTCCGTAAAGCGTTTAAAGAACTTGAACACGTCCTCGTTTTGAATAGGGACGTAGTCTCTACCGCAATGAGATAATATTCTATTATCAGAATCACGAACGATGTGGAAGGTATTCTCCGCTTGGATAAGACCAACGTCGTCGCTCCATTCAGGGGCGTCTAGTGTATAACTAGGACGCTTACTAACTGTCCAGTCTAACTGTGCAGCTTTTTGCATTTCCAATGGGGTGAGGTTAGCGTCAACTTCAACACCTAATCCGTGCCAAGGTTTGTCACCTGCCCAAGCCATTGTTTCTACTTGATGTGCCATATATTTCTCCTTTCTAAGTTAATGACAGTAGCTTAATTACTACTAGGGTCATTATACGTACCAAGGTTAAGAAAGTAAAGCAGTAGTAAGAGCGTCCCAATCGTAGGGTATTGTCAGCGTTAGTAGAGCGTCAGAGTTATAGCCACCTTTTACTAGGTCTTTTATTCCTGTAAGACTGTCAATATGGTAGAGCTTGATTTCGTCATTTTTTCTAGCCATTACAAAAACTTGTCCACCGTTTGATGCACGTTTAGCCAACCAGGAAATTTGCATGGGTCGTAGAGTAAGTTGATTACCTGAATGTATTTCTTTTAGTTCTATCCAGAACTCTTTACCTTTTGCACAGCCGTTGACATCAGGAACACCTGCACCAGTCATACCTGTTTCTATTCTTTGTAAATGGATATGTGGTAGATTTGTTCTTAATAAGAGCCAGAGATTTTTTTCTTTCCCCATTTTCCTTTTCCTGCATATCGTGCATAAACTTTTAACTCATCAGGCATTTCTTTCATTCTCCTGCTTTTTTGAGCCAAAGGAGTTTCTCCTTGATGTTCTACTACAGAATTATGTAATACAGCTAAACCATCACTTACGACTTTGTTTTCGTACTCTCTATTACATTGTTCTTCGTAATATTCAATTTCTTCTGCTTTTTCTAATATATCCTGAGATACATGATATGACTCAGTTTTGTCAATATTGTTATTAACAACACTTTCTCCTAAAAACTCACTTCGATTACTCGTGTATATTTTACCGTCTTTACCAAAAGTGACTTCACCTGTTGGGTAAGTGTACTTAGCTTTATTTACAACACAAGACTGGCAATAAAAATAATTATCGTTTGTTATCATTTTAGTGCAAAGTTTGCACATTTTTCTATTTTTATTAGCCATATAACTAGCCTAAAGGAGAAAAAGGCGAAAGTAAACTAGTAAATAGAGTAAAAAGCCCCTAGAAGACTTCGTATAGAGCCTAAACACCAGCTAAGCTAAGCTGGGACGTTCTAAGGGCTTTTATATAGTTCTGAAGTAAAACCCTTAACTACTAGCCGTTCGTTTAACCTGTGGAGTCTGGTAAAGCCGATTTTTTAGAAAAACCTAAAAATTTACCGATTACCAATCCCAACCCGTATGAGGGGCAACTTTTTGATTATTTTCAATTAATTTAATCTCGCGTGCTTTTAGCCACTCATCAAAAGCTCTTTTTGTCTGATTGACATCCGAGTAGAGTTGTTTAAATTCTGACCATTTGTTACGTGCAACATGAATACCGTAATAGTAATCACCATCACCTAACTTACAACGTGTAATAATTTGCCACATTCTTTGTTTTGTAAGATTATTAGCTTTGCCTAATTGTTCTAATGTAATATTTGAGTTATTCCATTCATCATACATATCTCTGTATCTAATGGAGTTTTCTTTTGCTTTTTGTTGAGAGATACCTTTCATCTTTTTATTTCCTTTGTTTCGCCCCATGACATACCTAATTCCTGGTCTACTAGTAGGGGAACAGCAAGTTCAACACAATTCTCCATTATTCTTGTTATCGTGTTCGCTTGTTCTGTGTTCTCTACTGAAATATCAACTTCATCGTGAACCTGTAGGTGAGGAACTATTCCTTCCTCCCAAAGACCTATCATTGCTAACTTAGTCATGTCAGCAGCTGAGCCTTGTATTAGTCTGTTAAGGGCTTTATAAGTGTATGACCTTTTGAGGTCGTCGCCGTATTTTTCTTTAGCCTCGTCTAGAGGCAAAGGTAGAGTCCTTTCGTATCTGCTTTCCCACAGATTGAAACGACAATGCCTACCTGCAAATGTTTTTATATATCCGCGTTCCATCGCTACTCTTGCACATTGGTCTTGTAGAGCACGAATAAAAGGAACGTTAGCATGATACTGTTGAAACAGTTTCTCTGCTTCTGTATCATCGATACCTAATTCGTTAATCAGTTTTTCTTTACCCATTCCGTAACTTAATCCTAGATTAATCGTCTTAGCTTGTTTACGTGGTATATTAGCCATGTCTGCAACTATTTGGTGGAAGTCTGCGTTATCGTCTCTATATTGAGAGACTGCTTTTTCAGCACCGTTTAAGTTCATCTGATTAGCATAGTGAACAGTAAGTCTTGGTTCTTGTTGAGAATAATCGAATACACCCCACTGACAACCCTCTTCTGGAATAAACAACGAACGTATCAGATTACCTATTTCAGGGTCACGTGCAGGAACTTGTTGTAGGTTAGGATTACTATAACTAAACCTGCCGCTGACAGTCCCACCACGGTCGTTACGCATAGGATGAGCTTCTGCATGTATTCTACCGTTAAAAGCGTGTTCCATAATCATCTTATCGATAAAGGTAGTTCTCGCTTTATTTAACTTTCTAGCCCTAACAATTAATTGAGGAAGTTCATGTTCATGTCCTTCTAACCAGTCTTTTTGAAAACTAGCCATGCCTTTTGCTGTTCTCGGAAACCATATCTTGTTCTTTTCGAATATGTTTTGTAGAGAAGCATTAGCCCATAGATTTACATCACTGCCGTACTTCCTTTTTATTTCTACCTGTATCTTTTGTTCTTCGGTAGAAAGTTTCTTACTTACCTGTTCAGCCTTTTCTTCATCTACCCTAACTCCTCTCCATCGCATTTCTAATAGTAGAGGGATTAGTTTAGACTCCATGTCTAATATTTTTTGCAACCCTTGCTCGTCTATCTCTATTTTAAGTTTATTCCAAAGCTTCAATGTTAAAGCAGCGTCTTGTTCGCCATAAGGTCCAACATATTTAGCGTGAAGTTTATACATCTCTGACTTAGGATTGACCCCGTAAGCCAAAGCTGCGTCTTGTAATAAAGACTCGTCTTTCTTTTCATCGCAGTAAAAACTGCCAAGATTATCGAGTGAATAAGAATATCTGTTTTCATTGATAAGAGGAGCAGCAACTATTGTATCGAGTATTCTACCTTTTACAATAATTCCTTCTCTTCTTAACCAACCCACATCGTAGAGTGCGTTATGAAATATAACATCTCTTTTTGTAGAGCTGAGTGTGTTCGTTAACCAACGCAATACCATACCTTCGTCAAGATTACCACCACCCTCGTGACGGATAGGAAAATAACCTTGCCAGTTGTTTGTTGCTATCCCTATGCCTACGACATGACCACGACCTGTAGCCCATCCTGGACCGCAAGTCGTTAAATGAGGGTCATAAGTTTCTAAGTCTACCGCAATAGTTTCTGTCTCAGAAAACTGAGGAAACACGTCTGGGGTAGTCCAAGAACTTTTAGGTTCAAACAAGGTATGCTGTAAAATCATTACTCGCCTATATTATTGGTAGTGATTTTAACTTTACCTGCTTTTGCTTTAGCTATCTTTTTCTTAGCTACAGATGTTTTCTTTTTAGGTGCTTTACCACCAACCCAAGCTTCGTTTACGTCTGGAGTAGATTTATCATCAGCTATGTATGTACCTTTTTTAGTTCTAGCACGTTTAGGTGCTGATTTAATAGGCTTTTCAAACTTATCTAATTCTACCGTAGCTTCTTTTACAGCTTCTTTAATAACTTTAGCTTTCTTTACTTCATCCACTTTTACAACAGGTGGCGGAGTAAAAAATGTTACAAATTTTGACCAAAATCCCATATTAATAGTCTCCTTCTCTATCTTCTTCGACAGAGTAATTTACATCTTCAGCTTCTTCTACATCAGAACCTGTATCTGTATTTGTTAATATATATTCCTCTACTAATAGAAGATACCTACGCAAGTCTCTGATGTCATCTAGTAGACCTGCTTCGCCTTTATAGACCTCACCTGCTTCGAAGACATCCCATCCGTGCTTTTGCGACTGATGTTCTATCCTATCGAACTTACGTGCCAACATCATAAAGGCACCTACACCTCCGCGACGTCTCCAAGAGTCACCGTACGAAGTCTCTGCCCGTTTTAGAGCTTCTAAATCGTTTTGGGCTACCTCTTTCATATTTTCCCACTTACTCATAAGTTTTCTCCTTCGTCCGCGTTATTAATAATAGTCTTGTCTCTTTTGCGGACCCAACCGAGACAAGCCGTTTTCCAATCAATGGCTTTTATATTTTCTATATGTTCATACGCTAATTTAAAATCTCCGTCTTTATATGAATTAAACGCTAACGTCATAGGAACAGCAATATCTTTGAGTGCTGGATTTACCCAACCGTTCATATCTAGGTCAGTGTAGTGTATGTTGAAAAACCTATCTAATTCCCAATCTAAAGTGTCAGGACTAGTAAACAAAGGAGCGTGTTCATATGCCGATGAAAATGTATCGTAAGGATTCATTATGTCTTTATAAGTGTAGACATCTATTTCGATATCTTTTACTTTATCCCAAACAGGATTTAGATATACATGAAAGCTATCACTAACTTGTCTATATGTTCCGACCTCGACACCTAGTAGAGCAGCAAGGTATTCTTGTAATACTGACATATGGACTACGTTAGCACCATAAGCCCCCCACAGCATATCATTAGACCTATTACAAACAGTCATATTTAACTTATCTTCTCTAATCTTAAAATAGATGTTCGTATTACAAGGTACGTCTTTACCGTTTCTATTAAGGTCTTTGTTCGCATCCCACATCTGTAATACTGCCCTTCTATCTTCAGGATTTTCTTTTAACATTCTATAGACAATATCTATTTGGTCTTTATGAAAATAACTTTTCCATCTCCAACCATAGGCACCCCATAAAGTTTCTCCGTCATCTGAAAAATCTTCCATAGATTTAACAAAATAGGTCAAAGGTTTTAAATCTTTACGTCCTGCTAACATCCATAAACTTTCTATATAATGAAAGAATGGATTAGCGTCTCTTGCTTTTAGTAAACATACTCTTTCACAGGGATTACTATAAACAGTTGTTACTGGTTCTAACGCTTCGTAGGTCGTACCATTGCGGCTTTCTTGCACCCTATAAGAGGTATCGTCATTAAACAAATCAATACCTAAAAGTAGAGCGTCGTTTACATTTCTTGCTCTAATTACTTTCATAATGTTTCCTGGTGTGCTTCTACTAGTTCACCTATAAGAAAACTTATTTCGCTTTCGTTTAAGACAGGTAATTTTCTTTTTATAAACGCTATCGCCATTTCATTACTAGCGGCAACTTTTAAAAAGAAAGCTACTTCTAAAAACTGTGTGTAATAACAGTCAACATCTTCTCCGTAGTTCTCTAAAAGGTCTAGAGAATATTCATTCACTTTTCCCATACTTACTTTCTCCTTCTATTAAATCTTCTACTTCAGGAAGATTATTACTTTTATATATAGACCTTGTTCTTCCTTCGTTTTTAAATATCCTTGAATATTTATCGAACTCACAAAGTCCTCCTTCGATATCACGTAGTTCATATACTCTATCATTACGCATTGCAATATGTGCAGGTAATCTGCGTATAACTATTTGATATAATTCTTGCATTTCTGTATTCCAGTCGTGGCTACGATGTGAAAAATCAAGCGGTCTGCCTGTTAATCTATTTAGTCCTCTCATGGCTCCTGGACCTGCATTAGCCCATGTCATAATGTCTTCGGCTTCATCTAATATATAAGTGTGCCTTAAATCAGTAACAACCTCGTACGCCATAAATGGACCCATATAAGGATATTGCCTAAGTAATGTCCATGCAGACTTTAAAGAACTTGTTCCTTCTTTTTTATCGTACTCTAAACGTTTAGTTATCCAATCCTTATCTTTCCAGATATTATTAATACAATCGACTACCCCTGTTACTTTATCCATACCGTTTGGCGTTTTAATAATATAAGAGCCTGTCACCCACTTAGGTTGTTTTCGTATAAGCTGTATAGCTTTATCACCCTCCCAGTTTCTATGTAAATCATTCTCTACTAACGTTCTACCTGTCGGTATAAAATTAAACCAACGAAAAATAATTGTAGCCATAATAACATCAGAACTATTGGCTAAAGGCTCTCTTATGTGTGCTCTAAACCATCTAGTTGTTCTATCATCTTCTCGAAAAACTTGGCAGAATTTAAACTCTTGCAGAATAGGGTCATCAGTCCAGGGGGAAGGGAGTTTATACTCCTCTTTTTTGACCCTAATACTTTCACGTTCAGTTTGCCAATAGCAAAAACGGTCTAGTTCTTCTGCAAGAAACTCAGTCATTACTTCTTCCTTAACACCCAAGAACAGTTATTCGCAACTTCAGGATAGAATGTTGCTGCAACAACTCTTAAGAACTGTCTACCATATCTGCTTTGTAGTTGCTTATATTGTTCAGGAGTCCAACCTGTTTTAGAATCTTCTTTCATAGCTTTCTTTAAGTTAGGTAGTTGTATAAACGTTCCTGTTACGTCTAGTATTTCGAAGTTCCTTTCTAATTCTTCTTTTAGTTCTTGGAAACCCCACTCGTATACGTGGTCTTCAGGAAGCTTGTCGTTAGAACCGTCGTGGTTAGGCGTAGAGACAAAAGCTAATGCATTTGGTCGCATAACCCTAGCCGCATCGTCTAGCCATGCAGGGATAAACTCTCTACCCATATGTTCAATAACTTCGGTAGTCCAGAAAAAATCAATACTTTCATCTTCTAGCTTAAATACAGGGTCTACTGTTAAGTCTTGTATTCTTATCTCTCCGTTAAAGTTTTGAAACCATGTAGAGTCTTTTAACGGATTACCCGCGTTAGACCAAAAAGGATTTTCTAACTCGCACATAGGGTCTATATCGTAGCCATAATATGATTTAATTACATCAGACTTTTTAATAACATAAGCTTTATATAAGTTTCTAAGAGTCCAACACTCTCCACAACCTACTTCAAACGTATCTAAGGGTCTGCCTAATCGTTTAGCTTCTTCTATACACATAGAAGCTATATTATCGAAACGGCTCATATGAGCTATCTCATCAGGTCGCCAGTTAGCCAGTACACCCGCACTAGCAATATCCATTCTTGTGTTTTTACTATCGTTTTCATTGACGAGTAGTTTCTTTCTTATTGATGACATTTTATTTTACCTCCACCAACTTGGTTTATTTCTACCCTTCTCCCACTTAGCGTAATGTTTTTCGTTTATCACGTAATTACGATAAGCCAAAGTAGAGTCCTCGTTTTTGTATTCATCAGGCATAGCCTGTGCTACATCGGTCATAAGACCTCTAGTAATGTTTTTAGGCATTACGTATAAAGCATCAGCTAGTTTTGTAAGACTAGCATGAGTACGCTTGTAGCGGTAAGTATATTCATTACCTAACGCTAAAAAATGTTTGTAGAGCCACCAATAATTACCACTACACTCCCTAGCCCATATTGTACAAGGATGGTTCATGTAAGCTTTTTTATATAAGCCAACTTCATCTGCATAGTCGTCTCCATCTAATATGCGGTGAGCGGTGCATAACATCTGTGCAGTCTCTAAAGGCATCTTAACTAACATCTTGTCAGGTTGTGCTTTAGCAGAAGTCACAGGGTCTTCACTAAAATAAAATATGTTCATAATTTTCTCCTTTCTTTAAACATAAATAATTAAAAATTATACCTTTTATACTTTACTTTTATATGCAAAGTAAAGAACTTTTATATCTGATAGCAGCGGGGCGATTTTGGTTCTATCAGATACAAGTTTTCTTTTGTTCTCGTTACTCCAACATAGAATACTCTATTTTCATCGTCAGGGTTTTGTTGATAGTTTTTATATACTCTTGTTGTTATATCTGTTAACAGTACAACGTTTGTAGCTTCTCCTCCCTTGGCGGCATGTATAGTCGATAAACGTATTCTAGGTTGTTTGGTTATTTTTTCTCCTCTACGCAACATGGCTCTTATATAACTTACTTCGCTAGGACTCAGTAGAGTAAAAACATCGTACCAGTTGCCTTCAGGTAAATCAGGGAAATGACTTTTGAGGTCTTCGTATTGCATTACTAAATCAGAGTCTAACATATCTAGTTTTTTATGTTTATCTACCTTAACGAACTTTAATATATTTGCACACTCATTTAAGCTAACAGCTTCTCCTTTTCGTAACCTTTCCCAATATATCACGGCTCGTACTTTAGCTTCTGATATACTAGGTCTGCCTTTAACTTCAAAAAACCATCCTTCGTTTCTACAGTATTCATCGACCTCGTTTAAAAGATAATTTGTTCTAGCCAATACTAACCAATCCCCTTTTTCCATATTGACTAATTCTATTGTAGGCTCCCAACGAACAATACCCTCATCTTTCCTAGGAGTCCATTCTTTGTGTATTCTAGAACGAACTTGACCTATACAACGACTAGCTACTTCATGAACAGACGATGGTACGCGGTACGATTGTTTTAATACCATTGCGTTTTTAGAGTTGTTTATAAGATAATCAACATC